AACCAGGCTATAGAAGGTAATGACCCGACCAACGATGCAAGGGCTAATCCAGTGTTGTTAGATAATTACACGCAGATAAGTGTTTATACAATTCAAACATCAGGAACCAATGAAGCAGTCGATTATGCTGGCAGGAAAAATTCGCAAGCTTACCAGTTAGCGAAGAAAGCCAAGCAGATGAAACGTGACATAGAATATATGTTGACGAACAATGTTGTCAAAGCTGTTGGTGACTCGACTGAAGCAAGAAAGAGTGCTGGAATTAGCACTTGGTTGAATACTGGATACCTTTCCAATAATTCAACCAGTGGCTCACCGGCTGCCGGTAATCTAGGTACGCTTGCACCTGTTGACGCAACTGCTACTGCTTCCATTACGGAAGCTAATATCAGAACCGTCATAAAGCAGGTGTACGAGGCTGGTGGTGATCCCGATGTTATTTTATGCAAACCAACCATTAAGCAAGCCATCTCAGCTCTAGCAACACAACCCGCAACAGCGAATGTTAGTGTTCCTATGCGTACTGCAGCGGATGGTCCTAAACCTGCTCACGTTATTTCAGCGGTTGACGTATATGTCAGCGATTTTGGTACGTTCAAAATCGTAAGTGACCGCAACCAATTCCGTGACCAGGATGTGTTCTTTATTGATTTTGACTACTGGTCTGTGGCTTACCTCAGACCTTTTAAGACAGATTTACTGGCTAAGGTCGGTGACTCTGTGCGACAGATGTTAGTCGTGGAGTATGGTCTTGAATCTAAGAACCAAGCTTCTAGTGGTTTTCTAGCTGACTGTAAAGCGTAAGAGGTATACAGGGGGTGGGTAAAACCACCCCCGACCTTATGAAAAAAATAGAAACTGGTTGCCCGAGCGCGGAAGATGGGAAGGGTGGTACGGTAATATTTCCTTTTGGTCCGTGTGTATATGCAAACTTCATCAGTGACAAGCTAAAGAAATCGCTTCTAAAAGAAGGGAACAAAATAAGGAGAAAGGAAAAGCACAAATTCAGCAAACAACTTGCTGGAAATCTATACTTCGGTGGCTCCTATAATTACAGTGATGAGTACATAGGTGAAATTCAGGAAGAACTGACTGGTATTTTATTCCAGTGGTTTGACTTTATGACCGCACACTATGGTCCTCAAAGGCTGAACTTTGTATCTGGACAACCTAAGTTTTCAATAGGATTGGATAATCTATGGGTTAACTACCAGAAAAGATACGATCATAATCCCAATCATCAGCATCATGGTATTGTTTCTTTTGTAATATACCTAAAGACTCCAGATGTAATATTTCAGGAACAAGCTGAATCAAATGTTGCATCTGCTGGACACATTCTATTTAGATACGGGGAGTCAATAAGCCCGTTATGTGTCAGGGAGTGGGATGTAACTCCAAAAGAAAATCTGATACTCATGTTTCCTGCCACTCTTGATCATTGTGTTCACCCATTCTGGGTTGAGGGAGAGAGAGTAAGTGTATCAGGGAATTTCACAATACCCGATCAGATAGTGCTGAGTCAAAATGGGATTTAAGCAGGTAGCTATTGTTGGGCTTGCACCATCTACCCACGATGATGCACCTTACAATAGCCCGTTCTGGGAGAAGTGGGGATTACCGTGGGATGAAGGAAAATACCCACATTACGATAGATTATTTGATATGCACCCATTGGAGTGCATTAGGGCTGCAATCCCATCGTTCTATCGAAAGGATTATGAGGATAGGTTAAGAGAGCTTGATGGTAAGTTGTATATGCAGCAAGCCTATAAAGACATCCCTAACGCAGTTGAGTACCCACTAGAAAAAGTATCCCTGCTGGTAGGAGATTATTACAACTCATCCATTGCCTACATGCTCGGACTGGCAATATATGAGAAGTATGACAGGATCGGTTTGTGGGGTGTGGATATGAAGGAAAAAGGGGAGTGGGGTCATGCAAATGAATACAGGGATGAAAGACCTAACTGTGAGTATTTGCTTGGCTTTGCCAAGGGAAGGGGTATAGAGATACAGTTACCCTTCGACTGCCCACTTCTTAAATTCAGCGGAGAATTCCCACTTGGAACTGTGGTCCCTCACTACGGGGTTCGTTACGGTTTTCTAAGCGATGGGTTTTCTTACCAGGAAAATAAAACATGAAAGAGATAGAAGAGATTTCCAAGAAGATGACTAAGATGAAGAAGGCTAAACGGGAAAGTAGCAAGCCTGTTCCAAAGACTTCTAAAGAGTGGCTGGAGAAAGCTTATCCACCGGAACGCAGTCGAGCGGTAAAGGTAGGTGGTATAGGCTATGTCTAGGAAAACAGTTTTTGAATACATGCCTGGAAGACGAACGGATATGCACGAGCATAGCGATGGTAGTGTCACGTTCAACACATTCCAAGATGTGGAGCCTATACTAGAGCACAACAAGATGATGATGAACGAGTACGGTGATAAGTTGACTCCGGGCAAAAGGGGTACTTGGCATAGGGTGGCTTCTGTTCCCAATAATATATGGGAACAATGGCTGATTGAAACAGACAATGCAATAGAGAAGGATAAGAAACTTCTTAACAAGTACCTAAATGACCCAGACAACAGGTTTTTCAAAACCTCACCAACCAATTTATAGAGGAATAAGATATGATTGATTTAGCAGGAACTACCAACGTTATTAAACCCGTAACGACCCATACATTATCCGCAACGACATCCAGTGGTGCAACCGCAACATCTGCATTTGGATCGGGAATAAATATAGTTATGGTAACTGCAACTGCTGGTTGTTTCGTTGCCTTTGATCCAGATCGACCTGCCACGACAGCTTCAACTTATATCGCAGCGGGTACACCTTACTTTTTTCGTGTAAGTCCGTCAGCCCAGGCTTCAGCGATTACCGGGACAAGCACATCATCAGTTTATATTACTGAACTGACAAGATAGATGGCAATTTCGAATTATGGTGAGCTTCAGACCAGTGTTGCAAACTGGCTAGACAGGGATGACCTGACTGAGAGAATACCGGAGTTCATCGCTCTATGCGAATCAATGGTTATCAGACCATTGAGGGTGAGAGGTATGGAAACTTTAGATACTTCTACAGACACGGTTGGTGGTCAGAGAAATTATGATCTCCCTTCTGGTTACTTACAGATGAAGGAGTTTCACTTGGATACAAGCCCAATAAGGGCTTTGGCTTATCTGACCCCAGAGATGATGTTCAGGGTCTGGGCTGGAAGTACATCTGGTACACCTAACGCATATACGATTATCCAAGATCAGTTTTATCTGGGTCCAGCTCCAGCTTCAGTAATCTCCACAAGTATGCTCTACTATAAGCAGTTTGATGCGTTGTCAGATTCCACGACAACCAATTGGGTTATTACAAACGCACCACATCTATACCTCTATGGATCGCTCTTACAGGCAGAGCCATTCCTGATGAATGATGCGAGGGTTCCCCTATGGGAGAAGGCAGTACGTCAGAGCATCTCCGATATACAGGAACAAGATAACAAGGATAGGCATTCTGGCTCAGAAATGCGAGTAATGAATACGGGCGGGTACTTCTAATGGCACTAGAAACAGGCAATTATATAAGTAGTCTTGTAAAGACTAATCCACTTTCCTCAGATAATATCTCAGAGGGGGATGATCATCTTCAACTTATAAAGAAAGTTCTCCAGAGAACCTTCCCTATGGGAACGGATACCTCACTAGACAGTGGTGTGGGTCCAGATCAGGCAGTGCAGGTTCTTATTGCAGAGGCTTCCCCAGGACCAACGATAGATACGTCTTCGAGTGGGAATGCTGCGAGAGCAATGGGTCTTCTTTGGTTGGATACTACTAACAATCTTCTAAAAATCCGCAATCAGGCTAATGATGCCTGGATCACATTACCTTTTGATCCAGAGACATCCAATTCAGTAGACATCAATGGTGGCACGATAGATGGGGTTACTATTGAAGCTTCCATTATAGGTGCAGGTACACCAGCAGCAGGAACATTTGTTGCACTTGAAGGAACTGCTGTAAAGGCAACTTCATCACTTACCCTGGATACCGGGGTAGACATGATCTTCGAGGGTGCAACCGCTGATGCTTATGAAACTACTGTTACAGTAACTGATCCTACTGCTGACAGAACGGTTACACTACCGAACGCTACCGATACTTTAGTTGGTAAGGCTACCACAGATACCCTTACTAACAAAACCATGACTAGCTCTGGAAACACCTTTGATGATTCCACTTCATCCGTGAAGGGTATGTCATCCTTTTCCACTGATAACTTTAGTGTGTCTTCTGGTGCAGTAACAATTAAAGATGCTGGTGTTGCTAATGCAGAGTTAGCCAACATGGCAGCTAACACCGTTAAGGTAAGAGATGCCAACTCTTCTGGTGTTCCTTCCGATAAAGCATTAGCCACAACTGAAGTTCTAATCGGGGATGGCACAGGATTCACCGCTGCTGCATTGTCGGGTGATGTAACAATGACAAATGCGGGTGCAGTTACAGTAGCCAAGATACGCGGTGAAACGGTTAGCACAGCTACAGTCGCTGATGACCAATACTTAAAGTATTCCAGTGATTCTTCAGAATGGCAGTTTGTTACTGTAATTGGTGATGACAAACTAACAACCAAAGGTGACTTACTTGCATATAACACTGTTGACTCTGAAACTAGATTTCCAGTAGGGGCTAACAATAAACTTCTTGTGGCAGCCTCGGGTGAGGATGAAGGATTTCTTTGGCAATATGTAGATGGTGAAAGCATACGGATGAGTTCGGATGCTGCCGGTGATGTCCTGTATTTTAATGGAACAGATTACGCAAGGTTAGCAAAGGGTTCAGCAGATGAGGTACTAACCATGAACTCTGGTGCTACTGCTCCTGAGTGGGCTTCTGCAGCCACCGGTGACATTACATCTGTTGTTGCAGGAAGCGGCTTAACGGGTGGTGCTACATCTGGTGCCGCAACACTAACCGTAGGGGCTGGAACAGGAATCACTATAAACACGAGTGATGTAGCACTAACAAATACTGCTGTAAGTTACGGTGGTATATCAGTAGCTCTGGGTGCTTCAGATGCAACACCAGCATTTGACTTATCAGATGCCACAGCATACACAGGAGACTCCAGCCTGGTAACAACTGGAACAATAGCATCAGGAACCTGGAATGGCACAGCGGTTGCTCTTGCTTACATAGGAACTGGGGTAGGTAAGTTAGCTACAGGAGCAGAGTGGACAGCAACACAAAACTTCAACTCCACTTCCCTTACGTTTAATGCGACCCAAACTTGGGATACAGCAGCAAATCAAGTTTGCGACCTTACATTAACAGCAGCTATCACTGGGTTCAGTGCCCCAACTAATCAGAAAGATGGAGGATTTTACTCCATTACTTTGAAACAAGATGGTACTGGTGGATGGACTATATCGTGGGCTTCTGTGTTTCATTTCGCTGCAGGAACCGCACCCACCCTGACAACTGCTGCAAGCGCTGTGGACATTCTGGTATTTAGAAGTGATGGCACAAATATGCTGGAAGTCGGCAGACAGCTCAATGTAAAGACAGCTTAAATGGCTAATCTTGTCTTAGGTGGAGGAGGAGGTGAAGCAGCAGCCTACACCATTGATCAGTCTTGTCGGTTTAATGATGGTGATTCTGCTTATTTGAGCAAAACTTTTGCTAGTGCTGGTGATAGAAATCAATGGACTTTTAGTTGTTGGGTCAAGCGTGGAGCTTTTCCTTATTCCGGT